CCCAAACGCGCAAGATCGCCCAAACGCGATCGAGGGATTACGGAGCATTTATGAGAGGTCGCAAACCGACGCCGACCGAGATCAAGCTCGGGCGCGGCAACCCGGGCCGCCGCCCGGTCAACGAGCACGAACCGAAACACGAGGCCCTCGATCCGCGGTGCCCGGCCGAACTCGTCGACCCGGTCGCGCGCGCCGAGTGGGATCGCGTCGCGCGGGCCCTCGGGTCGCGCGGGCACGTGACGACGGTCGACCGGGCGACGTTGATTCTGTATTGCGTGAAGTGGGCGCAATGGATCGCGCTCGAACGCGAGGCCGCGGCGTTGCCGTTGACGTCGCGCACGTCGACCGGGTACCTCGTGCCGAACGCGTTACTCGGCATGGCGAACAAGGCCGCGCTCGTGTGGTGTAAGGCGGCGATCGAACTCGGGATCACGCCGTCGAGTCGGTCGCGCGTGTCAGCGGTCGGGACGCCTGCGATCGAGGACGCGTTCGCGACGCTCCAAGCGGCGCGCCCGCGCCTCGTGAAATGATCACCGTCGAGACGCTCGTCGTCGGCGATCGAATGCGGATCTCAGTCGAATTGATTCGACAGATCGCCGAGTACCCGAATTTCGCGTCGTTCGTCGTCTACCTGAAAGAGATCCGTGTAGAAGACGACGGGACGAAAACGTTAGTACTCGAACGCGTATCGCCCGCGGGGGAATAAATGCACCGAGTCGACGCGTACGCCCGCGACGTGCTTAAGGGGCGGATCGTCGTCGGCCCGCTGGTCGCCCTCGCCTGCGAGCGTCACGAGCGCGACAAGCGCGATAGCCTGCGCGTCGCCGGGTTTCGGTTCGCCGCCGCGGCCGCCGATCACATCATCCGGTTTATCGAGGAACAAGTACGACTCCCCGACACGGCCGACCCCGACGGCCGCCCGCGGCGGTTTCACCTCGAACCGTGGCAGACGTTCATTGTCGGATCGTTGTTCGGCTGGATCCTCACGAGCGGGCACCGCCGATTCCGCAACGCGTATATCGAGATCGGCAAGGGCAACGGCAAAACGCCGATGCTCGCGGCGATCGGCCTCTACGGGTTGACGATGGACGGGCAGATCGCGCCGCAGATCTACGCCGCGGCCGCCGACCGCGATCAAGCAATGGTCATGTACCGCGACGCCGTGCGGATGGTCGACGCGTCGCCCGCCCTCGCGCAACGCATTCAACAAGCGGGCGTGCAACAGGTTCATAACATGGCGTACGGCCTTGGGTTTTTTCGGCCGTTCTCGCGCGAGCAATCCGCCAAGTCGGGCACACGGCCCCATATGGGATTGATCGACGAATTGCACGAACACCCGAACGGCGACACCGTGAACAAGATCCGCGCGGGCGCGAAAGGGAACCTCGACGCGATGTTCCCCGAGATCACGAACAGCGGATCCGACCGCACGTCGATTTGCTTTCAGCATCACGAGCACTCGCGGCACATCCTCGAACAAAGCGTCGTTGACGATCGGTGGTTCGCGTACGTGTGCGGCCTCGACGAGGGCGACGACCCGCTCGCCGACGAGACCGTGTGGCCCAAGGCGAACCCGAACCTCGGGATCTCGATTCAACGTGAGTACCTCGTCGATCAAGTGTCGGCGGCGCGCAATATCCCGGTCGAGACGAATACGGTTCTCCGGTTGAATTTTTGCGTGTGGACGGCGCAACACACGCGCGCGATCGATATGGCGTTGTGGCGCGCGTGCGCGGCCCCGCCGCCCGACGCCGCCCTCGTCGGCGTGCCGTGTTACGGCGGCCTCGACCTCGGGCAGTCGGACGACTTCACGGCATGGGTTCGCGTGTGGACGCTCGACGACGGCCGCGTCGTGGTCAAGTGTCGATTCTGGTTGCCCGAGGCGGCGATCGAGAAGTACCCGCACCGCAATTACGCCGAGTGGAAGCGGGCCGGTCACTTGACCGTCACCGAGGGGCCGACGACCGATTACGACCGCGTCGAGGCGGCGATCGCGGCCGATTGTGCCCACGACGGGATCCGGTCGGTCGCGTACGACAAACGGTTCGCCGAGCAAATGGCGCAACACCTCGTCGGCCTCGGGATCGAGATGCTCGATCAACCGCAGGGGTTTCAACTCAACGAGGCGATCCGCCGGAAGGGCGAACTCGTCGCCGCGGGTACTCTCTGCCACGGGGGCAACCCGATCCTCGATTGGATGGCCGCCAACTACGTGATCCGGCATGGCCTGCGCGGCGACGCGCGCCCCGACAAGGAAAAGGCCGCCGACAAGATCGACGGGCAAGTCGCGCTCGATATGGCCCTCGGCGTCTGGATCCGCCAACCCGCGACCGTCGCGCCGTCCTACCAAATGATCATCATCGGCGGGCCGCCGTCGTGACGACGCCGCCGAAACGGCCGCGCGGGCGGCCGCGGGTCGACCCCGAGGACGACTCGATCCCGCTGCAAATTCGCGTCCCGACGCGCGATTACAACGCGAGCGTCGAGGCCGCCCGCCGCGCGCGAATGAGTGTCGGCGACTGGATTCGGCGACGGATCCGCGGCGACGACGCCGACAAAAAACCCGAATAAAGCATTCTTAAATCGACACGTCGACGCGGCGGCCCGCATATTGACGGGCACCGTGTTTGATCGCGCGTACGCCGTGTTGCACGTCGCGGCCTTCAACGACGACGCGCGTACGTTCTCCGGGATCGCGACGACGCCGACGCCCGACCGGCGCGCCGACGTCCTCGAACCTCTCGGCGCGACCTTTACCAATCCGATCCCGCTGCTCTTTCATCACGACCGCGAACAACCGATCGGCCTCGCGACCCTCGGCCGCCCGACGGCCGCGGGCGTGCCGTTCGAGGCCGCGATCCCGCGCGTCAGTGAACCCGGACGCCTGCGCGATCGGGTCGATGAGGCGTGGCAGTCGATCAAGGCCGGGATCATTCGGGGCGTCTCAGTCGGGTATCGCCCGCTGAAAAACGGGATCGAACCGATCAAGGACGGCGGGTTACGGTTCACCAAGACCGAGCTCGTCGAGCTCTCGCTCGTCACGGTACCCGCGAACGTCGAGGCGACAATCATCACGATCAAGTCACTCGACACCTCGGCCGCGTCAGGCCTTCACCTATCCGGCGTTGCGGATCCCTTGCCCGTTGTTCGGGCCGGATCGCCCATGACCATTGCCGAGCAGATCACGCAGTTTGAAAAAACCCGCGGCACTAAGTCGGCGCGGATGACGGAACTGATGACGGCCGCGGCCGCCGAGAACGTCACCCTCGACGACAAACAAACCGACGAATACGACGGCCTCGCGTTGGAAGTCAAAGCGATCGACGCACACCTCGTGCGCCTGCGCGATCAAGAGAAAACCAACGCGGCCGCCGCCGTCGCCGTCGCGCCGATCCCGATCGTCGCCGCCGCGGCCGCCGCCGCGCGCAACACGCCGATCGTGCAAGTCAAATCGCTCTTACCCAAGGGCACCGCGTTTGTGCGGTACTGCCAAGCCGTCGCGGCCTGTCACGGCGATTTACTGCGCGCGGTCGAGTGGGCGAAACAATGGAAGGACACGACGCCCGAGGTCGAACTCGTGCTCAAGGCCGCCGTTGCGCCGGGCACGTCGACTGATGCGACGTGGGCAGGCCCGTTGGCCCCGATCCAACCACTCGCAACCGAGTTCCTCGAACTCTTACGCCCCTCGACGATCCTCGGCAAGGTCGACGGGTTTATCCGCGTGCCGTTCAACGTGTCGGTTCCGGCGCAAACGGGCGGCGGGACGTACGGATGGGTCGGGCAAGGCGCGCCGAAACCCGTCACAAAACTGACGTTCGGCACGGTCACGATCACGATCACGAAGTGCGCCGGGATCATCGTCATCACTGAGGAACTTGCGCGCAACTCGAACCCCTCGGCCGAGGCGATCATTCAACAGGACATGATCAACGGGATCGCGACGTTCCTCGACGTGCAATTTATCGATCCCGCGCAAGCGGCCGTCGCGGGCGTGTCGCCGGGCAGTATCACGAACGGCGTCGCGCCGATCACGTCGGCGGGCACGTCGCCCGCCAACGCGCGCACTGACGTGATCGCGATGATGAACGCGTTTACGGCGGCGTTGATCCCGATCTCGGGGGCAACGTTGATCATGTCCGAGGCGAACGCGCTCGCCCTCTCGGCGGCGTTGAACCCCCTCGGGCAACCGTTGTTCCCCGGGTTGACCATGACTGGCGGGGTCGGGCCGCTCGGCGTGAAAGTCGTCACGAGTCAATCGTCGGGAAACAACGTCGTCCTCGTCTCGCCGGGTTGCATTCTGTACGCCGACGACGGCGGCGTGACGATCGACGTGTCGCGCGAGGCGTCGGTGCAGATGGATTCCGCGCCCGACAACCCCGCGCTCGCAACAACGGTCCTTACCTCGCTCTGGCAAAACAACCTCGTGGGGTTGCGCGCCGAGCGGTTTATTAACTGGAAGAAAGCGCGCACGGGTTGCGTTGCCTACACCGTGCAAACGTACGCCGGATGAAACTCTTAGTTCTCGTTCGGCACACGTTCGACAACCACACGTACGACGTCGGCGACACGTACGAGGTCGCCGACGATCTCTGTCTCGACGGGTCGCCCGTGACCGTCGCCGAGACGATCATCGGCAACGGGATGGCGCGCCGCGACGATTCCGGCGTGACGGCGGCCGCGCCTGCGCCGCCCGCGCAGGCCGCGCCGCCTGCGCCCGATCCGCCTGCGCCCCCACACGCGACCGCGAGACACCGAAAGGCGTAAACCATGACGGGCACGACTTCAATGATCGTCAACGGGCGCGCGGTCGTCTTTCCGGCGACCGTGTGCGGCCTCGTGTATCACACGACCGACAACGTCGATCCGCACGCCGAGGGCGAGGAATACGCGGTCGCGGATCCGGCGATCTTCGAGACGTTGATCGGGATCGGATTCGTCCACTACGAACCCCCTGCAGGCCTGTGAACCTTTTCGGGTTCAGCATCACGCGCGGGGGCACGCCCTCGACGCAATCGCCGCCGACAACCGGCGTCGGCGGCGGATGGTGGCCCGTCGTGCGCGAGTCGTTCGCGGGCGCGTGGCAACAAAACGTCGACGTGACCCTCGATAGCGTGCTCGCGTATTTCGCCGTTTACGCGTGCATCTCGTTGATCGCGTCCGACATCGGCAAGCTGACCCTGCGCCTCGTCGCGAAAGACGCCGACGGTATTTGGAACGAGACCGACTCGCCCGCATTCTCGCCTGTGCTCCGCAAGCCGAATCGTTTTCAGACGATCAACAAGTTTATCGAGCAGTGGATCATTTCCAAGATGATCAACGGCAACGCGTACATTTTAAAGCAACGCGACAACCGCGGGGTCGTCGTCGCGCTCTACGTGCTCAACCCAATGCGCGTGATGCCGCTCGTCGCGCCCGACGGATCCGTGTACTACAACGTCGGATCGGATTACCTCTCGGACGTGCCGTTCGGCGCGCCCGCCGTCCCGGCGAGCGAGATCATCCACGACACGATGGTGACGCTCTTTCACCCGCTCGTCGGCGTCACGCCGATCTATGCGTGCGGCCTCGCCGCGACGCAAGGGTTGCAGATCCAAACGACGTCGACGAAGTTTTTCGGCGCGGGCAGTCGCCCGGGCGGCGTGTTGACCGCGCCCGGCGCGATCTCGGACGAGACCGCGGCCCGCCTCAAAACGCAGTGGGAAACGAATTACGGCGGCGACAACATCGGCCGCGTCGCGGTCGTCGGCGACGGGTTGCATTACGAATCGATGATGATCAAGGCCGACGACGCGCAATTGATCGAGCAACTCAAATGGACGGCCGAAAACGTGTGCTCGTGTTACCACGTCCCGCCGTACATGATCAACGTCGGCCCGACCCCGCCGTACGCCAACGTCGAACCCGTCTTTCAGCAGTATTACGCGCAGTGTTTGCAATCGTTGCTGACGAACCTCGAAAAGTCGCTCGACGACGGCCTCGGGTTGCTCGACAAGATCAACGGCACGCAGTACGGGACCGAGTTCGATATCGACGATTTGATCTGGATGGACACCGCGACGAAAACGAAGGCCGCGGGCGATGCGATCTCGACCGGGGGCATGGCCCCCAACGAGGCGCGCAAACGCTACTACGGCCTCGGCCCCGTCGAGGGCGGCGATACGCCGTACATGCAACAGCAGATGTACTCGATCGCGGCGCTCGCCAAGCGCGACGCGAACGACCCATTCAGTAAACCGACGCCCGCGCCGACCGCGACCGCCCCGCAAGAGACGCCGCCGCCGCCGCCCGACGACGGCACGAAAGATCTCGACGCGCTCGTCGCGTTGTTCGCGGCCGAATTGGAGCGCGCGGCGTGACCGGCGACGAGATGAAAACCCTCGTGCTCGCCCTCGCGCCGACCGTGCGCGATTACGTCGCGCGCAAGGCCGCCGACGTCGTCGCCCCGCTCGTCGAGCGTCTCGCCGCCTTAGAGGCCCGCCCGGCCCCGCGAGACGGCCGCGACGGCCGCGACGGGGCGAACGGCGTCGACGGGGCCCCTGGCGCGGCGGGCCTCGACGGCCTCGGGTTCGGGCACTTGGAGATCTTGCACGACGGCGAGCGACGGATCACCGTGCGCGCCGTCGACGGCGACCGCGTGAACGAGCTCGGGGTCGTCGTGTTCCCCTGCGAGATCTATCGCGACGTGTGGGTCGCCGCCAAGACGTACGAGCGCGGCGACTGTGTGACGTGGTCGGGATCCGAGTGGCACGCCAACACGACGACGACCGCGAAACCCGGCGACGGGTCGGCCGCGTGGACCTTGAAAGTGAAACGCGGGCGCGACGGGCGCGACGCGACGAGCGCGATCGGAGCGCGTCATTGATGGCCGTGACCCTCCCGCAGGCGCAACAGCATCTCTATCTCGTCCCGGGCACCGACCCCGCGGCCGACGCCGATCTCACGCTCAAACTGGCGCAGGCCGTTGCAATCATTCAGGATTACCTGAAAGCGACGAGCAACCCCGTCGACAACCCGATCGTCGACGCCGCCGTGTTGCTGCAACTCGGCGAGTTGTGGCGATTCCGCGGCGACGATCCGTCGACCGCGGCCGCGCCGACCACGTCGGGCGACTTGCACCCGACGATCACGAACTTGCTGCGCCGGTTGCGGGATCCGGCCCTCGCATGAGTCCCGGCCTCTCGACCCTACTCGAACGGATGCCCGCGGGGCGGCGGATCCATTGGATCACGTTGCAGAACCCGGGACCGACGACGCCCGACGGCGACGGCGGGTACCTCGAAACATGGGTCGACCTCGACCCGCCCGGCGTGTACGCCGCAATCGACCCCGCGAGTAAACGCGGGTACGAATACCTCGCGGCGGGGACCGTCCTCGCGACGGCAACGCATGTCGTGACGATCCCGTACCACGCGCAGATCACGACGAAAACGCGGATCACGTTTGGCGGCCGCGTGCTCGACGTCGTGAACCGCCTCAATCCCGACGAGCGCAACATCGAACTCGTGCTCGTGTGCGCCGAGGTCGTCACGTAGTGGCCGCCGTGACGATCACCGGCCTCGACGAGCTCCGCGAGCAATTGCGAAACCTGCCCGCCGAGTTGACCGCCGAGGCCTCGAACATCGTCCTCGCCGCGGCGAACGGGGCCGAGGCCGATATGCGTGCGGAGTATCCGCCCGGGACGCTGCGCGAGTCGCTCGCCGTGACCCCGAAGGACACGGGCGGCGCGTTCGCCGCGGGCGTCACGCTCAAAAACACGTCGAAGGTCGCGTTTTGGTGGGACAACGGCACCGAGGCCCGGCATTACTTCACGGCCTCGGGCGTGCGACACGAGACCGGCGCGATGTGGGGCCGACAACCCGCGCCGCATACGTTCGTGCGGAACGCGATCAAGGCGCGCCGCGATGTGATGTACCCGCAATTGATTCGGATGCTCGTGCAAGCGGGCCTCGTGGTCTCGGGGTCGATCGATGAGTGACACCTCGGACCTCGACGCGGCGATCGTCGGCGTGTTGCAGAACGATGCGACGTTGCACGCGCTCGCGCCCGACGGCGTGTACTTCGCCGAGGCCCCGCCCGGCCTTCAACAGTTCGTGATCGTGTCGGTCGTCGATCACGTCGACGAGGACGTGTTCGAGGGGCGCGTGTTCGAGGACGCGCTCTATTTCGTGAAGGCCGTCGAGTTGTCGACGGTCACGACGAAAAACATCAAAGCGGCCGCGGCGCGCGTCGACGCGTTGTTGCGCCGGGCGATCGTCACGGCAACCGGGTACGTCGAGATCGCGATCGCGCGCGAGGGCGGATGGCAACACGCCGTCGAGGTCGACGCGATCAACACGTCGATCCGCTGGAACCATCGCGGCGCGAATTATCGGATCACGGGCACGAACTAACAGAGGGATACGACCATGTCGATCAAAACCGGGCGGTACGGGTTAGTGAGTTGGGACAAAACCGGGGGCGCGACCGCGACGCCGTTGATCGCGCTCAATGGGTGGAAGCTGTCGCAGAAACAGACGTTCGAGGACGTGACCTGCTTTCAGGATCCGAACCTCGTGTTTGTCCCGGGTCTCAAAGATCTCTCGGGGAATCTCGTCGGCTTTTGGGATTCGTCGAACACGGAAATTTTCGACGCGGTCGACTCGCCGACGCCCGGCATGTTGGAACTCATGCCGAACAACACGGAACCCCTTGTGCTGTGGAAAGGATTGGCGTACCTCGACGCCGATATCGATTGCACCGTGAAGGGCGCGCCGAAAGTGTCGTCGACGTTTAAGGCCGCGGGCCCGTGGACGCCGCCGCCCTCGGCCCCGTAAACGCGCGAGGGCGATACGAGCGTCTTTCAACGCGTCCACTTGCGCGGCGACGCGGCGACGATTCGGTACGGGTACCGCGACGCCGCGAGGCTCGGCGCATGGTCGATCGCGTGGCACAAACCCGACGCGAAACACGATGGCGCGTGGCGACTCTCGGCCGTGATCGTCACGCGCGATCCGTTTTGCTTGCGGCAACGGCCGCTCGAATTTTCGGCCGCCCGTGAAGGCCGTATGGGGTTGTGGTTGTGGCCGCTCGTCGAGGCCTCGATCCAGATCGGCGACCGGCAAATGATCGCGACGCTCGGCCCGCCGCTCTACTGAAAGGGTTCCCTATGTCGATCCGGTTTGTGCGCCCCGAGACCGCCGTTCTCACACTGTCGGGCGGCGATACGTTGATCGTCAAAAAGCGATTGACCGCGGGCGAGCAACGCGCGCAACTCGGGCGCGCCTACACGACGACGGCGACCGGCCTTACGGCGCTCAATTTCATGGAGACCGGGATCGCGTTGGTCACGGCGTACTTGATCGACTGGACGTTCGCGCCGGTCGGCGGCGTCGGGTACGGCGATCTTCCGTCACCCGAGGCCGTGCCGATCCGCGGGTTATCGATCGACGAGCTCACGGCCGTCTTGAACAACCTCGACCCGGCGTCGTTCACCGAGATCAAGGAAGCGATCGAGGCGCACGTCGCCGCGCAGGACGCCGCCCGCGCCGCCGAAAAAAAAACCCCCGCTGGCGCGACGCCCGCGCCGTCGACCTCTCGATCGCCGTCCGTTGCGGATGGCGCGTCGAGTGGGTCCGAGATCTTGACCCTGACGACTACGTGATCCTCAAGGAAATGCTCACCGCGACACCCGACGCGATCGAGATGCCCGAGTACGAAACGTAAACATGGCCCTCTCCGCGCAATTCGTCGCCGACTTCTCGTCGTTCAACGACGCCGTCGCGGGCGCGACGACGAAGTTGATCACGTTCGAGGACGACGCCGCGAAAGTCGCGACGGCCCTCGGGCGCATGGAAAACGCGTACTCGGGGAAGGCGATGATTCAGAACGCGATCGAGGCGGTCGCGGCCGTCGAGCGTCTCGGCGGCGCGTCGGTCCTCACGGCCGACGAACTCACCAAGGTCGGCAACCAAGCCGCGCAGGCCGCCGAGAAAATGCGCGCGATGGGGATCGACGTTCCCGAAAAACTGCAACAGTACGCCGACGCGGCGAAAGACGCCGACGACAAAACGAAATCCCTGTCGGTTTCCGTGACCGACATGGTCAAGGCGTACATCTCGGCCGAGGCGATCCTCGAAGGGATCAAAGCCGCATGGGCGGCGTTTACCGAGGAAATCGCCGCGTCGATCGGCGCGGCCGCCGAGGCCGAAAAAACCCACGCGAAATTGATCGCCGCGTTGCAGACGCAAGGGACGAACATGCCGAGCGTCATCGCGGCGTACGAGGCGTACGCGACCGCGCTCCAAAAAACCACGATCTACCAAGACGACGCGATCGAGGGGGCCGAGGCGTTGCTCGTGCAAATCGGCGGCGTGATGCCCAAGGATATGGAGCGGGCCCTTGAGGCGACGACGAACCTCGCGTCGGGCCTCGGGATCGATCTCAATCAGGCCGCGATGATGGTCGCGAAGGCGGCCGAGGGGAATACAACCGCGCTCCACAAAACGGGCGTCACGTTCGACGAGACGCGCGTGCAGGCCGAGGGGTTCGGGTACGTCCTCGACACCATCAACGATAAATTCGGCGGGCAGGCCGCCGCGGCCGCGAACACGTACGAGGGCCGCCTGAAACAACTCGCGAATACGTGGAACAACGTACAGGAATCGATCGGGCGCGTCATCACGCAAAACGAGACCGTGCTTAAAGCGATCGATCTCGTGAACAACGCGATCGACTCGAACACGGGCGAATTGAAAGACAACGCGACGGCAACCGACCTCGTGTCGGCGGCCGTGATCGGGGCGGCGAAGGCGCTCGGGTTCCTCGTCGAGGCCGCGAACTTCGCGCAAACCGAGTTCCAAGATCTCCGCGTGTTCGTCGACAAGACGGCGCAAGGGTTCCTCGACCTCGGGATCGCGGCCCTCCAGACCGGGATCGCCGTCGCCGACTTCCGCTCGCATATCGATCCGTCCACGTGGAACCCGCAATTCCAAGCGAGTCTCGCCGACGCGAAAACCGCCCTCGTCGGGTTACAAGGGACGTACGCCAATCTTACGAAAGACATCGCGGCCGCGCAGGGTACGCAACAAGACTGGTCGAACAAGCTCGGGGGCCTCAATACGCAGATCGACGGGTTCGTCGCCGAACTCGAAAAGACGCGCGGGAAAACGAAAGAGACGACGGCGGCGATCGACGAGAACAGTGACGCATGGGATCGCAACACGGTCAACCAGAAGGCCGCCGCCGAGGCCACGAAAAAACAGGCCGAGGAACTCGCGAAACTGACCGAGGAAATGAAAAAATTCCACGACGAAGAGGTCGGGAAAACGATCAAGGAAGCGGAGAAGCAACGCGAGGAACAACTCAAACTCACCAACGCGGCGATCCTCGCCGAGTTCGATGCTCAGGTGAAACTGAACGCCGCGCAAGGCCTCGACGCGAGCGGCGCGATCAAGCTGCAAAGTGACGCGCTCTCGGTACTCAACACGAAACTCGCGGCCTTGCACGCGACGAAACTCACCGGGATCTCGCAAGCGAAACAAGAGCAAGTGTTGTACGACGAGTACACGAAAACCCTGTACGACGAGGCCGTCGCGCAAGACAAAGTCGCACTTGCGATCGGGAATACGCACGCGGCCGCCGCGGCCGCCGTGCCCGCGATGGTGGCCCTCGGCGGGACGTTCCAAAACGACACGGCCGACCTCGAAACGTTCAATCAGGAACTCACGAAGTTTTACGATCAACTCGCGGCGCAAGGGAACGTCGGCATGATGGGCCCGCAAGCGGGCGTCGGGATGCCGGGCGCGGGCACGGGCGCGGGCATGGGGCGCGTGCCGAAGTTTGGCGAAGGCGGCGCGGGCGACTTCGGGAGCGGCACGATCGTCGAATTGCACGGGAAAGAGGCGATCGTGCCGATCACGGCCGAGGCGTCGAATCTGCAATTTGGCGGCGTGCCGTTGTCGGCCCCGTCGGGCCCCACGATCAACATGACGATCAACGTGACGCAACCCCTCGGCACGCCCGAGGCGATCGCGCGCGTGGTTGGTGACGCGCAAGTGCAGTACCTCCGAGGGCAAGGCGTGCGCTTGCCGTACGGGACATGAAACTCACCCCCGCCCTCTCCGGCGTCGCGCGCTCGGGCGCGACCCGCTCGGGGTATCCGATCCAAGTCGGCGCGAAGGTGAAACTGTTCGCGCTCTCGGGTGTCGCCCGCTCGGGCGCGACGCGCGCGAATTATCACTCGACGAAAGCGT